ACTCGGAAAAGAAAAAATTACCGAACAAAACGCCGTTCTAATTGCAGCCCCATTTAGTGAACGCGAAGTCTTTAGCATTACCCCTGTAATTGTTGGCGCCGGTGGTGGAACTGGTCAAATTTTGGCGGGAATTGGTCTTGTTGCACTGGCTCTGGTTAATCCTTTTGGCGCAGCCGCGATAGGTACTTTTGGATTGACGGCGCCTATTGCTGTAACGACTTTATTGCCCGCAGTTGGCGCTATCGGTGCTTCTCTTATTCTTAGCGGTGTTGCACAGGCACTTTCCCCCGCCCCGGTGCAATCCACCAACACGCTGGAAAGAGGACGCGACGCTGCAAAGTTTGAGTCGTTTACGTTCTCCGGCATTGTCAACACCGCCAAGCAAGGTTTACCTGTTCCTATTGCCTATGGGCGTGTATTTGTCGGTTCCGCTGTTCTCTCCAGCGGTCTCGACGTTGACCAACTGATATGACACGAATTGTCGGCTCTGGCGGTGGTGGCGGTGGCGGTTGCTTTTTGGGGCACACCCTTGTCGCGGTTCCCGGCGGTACGCGCCGCATTGACGAACTGCAGGTTGGCGACCTCGTACTAAGTTTTGACGACGAGGGCGGACTGCACGAAGCCAAAATCCTCAAAGTTCACGAGCACGAAGGCGAGCGCGTTATCCGTTACACGCTCTGGGGCGGCCAGCATCTTGATGCCACCCCTAACCACTGGGTCCTCAACCAATTCAACGCCTTCGTCGAAATCGACACTCTGGGTTCCGACGACTGCCTCGTTGACGCCAATAACCACCTGCGCCCCATCGTCGGCAAGACCGAGTTTTGCACTGGCACGGTCTACAACCTGACGGTCGAAAGCCATCACACCTTCATCGCCAACAACATCCGCGTCCACAACGCCGGCCTAGGTCTCGGCATTGCTGGTGCTGGCGGCGGAGGCGGTGGCGGCGGTAAAGGCGGCGGTGGTGGCGGTGGCTCCAGCCGCACCCCAACAGAAGCCGACGACTCACTCCAGTCAGTTCAATACGCCAGCGTGCTGGATCTGCTGTGTGAAGGCGAGATCGACGGCATCGAAAACGGCGAAAAGGGTATTTATCTGGAAGGCACTCCAGTCCGCGACGCCGCCAACAACGCCAACTTCGAGGGCTACACAGTTGTCACCCGCACTGGCACGCAAGCCCAGAGCTACATCAGCAACGCGATTGGCACCGAAAGCGAAGAAGCAGTCAACGTTGAAGTCGTTAACGCCACTCCCATCGTCCGCACCATCACCGATTCCGATGTGGATCGTGTGCGCGTCACGCTGCAAGTCCCATCGCTGCAAATTATCGAAGATGACGGCGACATTGTTGGCCACAGCGTCCAAGTCCGCATCCAAGTCCAGTACAACGCCGGCGGTTACATAACCGTCGTAGACGACACGATCAGCGGCAAAACCAGCAACCGCTACCAGCGCGATTACATGATCCCGCTGTCTGGTGCGTTCCCCGTTGACATCAAAGTTATCCGCGTCAGCGCCGACGAATCCAGCACCAAACGCCAAAACCAAACCTACTGGTTCAGCTACACCGAAATCATCGACGAAAAGCTGCGTTACCCCAACAGCGCACTTTGTTACCTGCGGTTTGATTCCCGCCAGTTCGATTCAATCCCAACCCGCAAGTATCTGATTCGTGGACAAAAAATCCAACTGCCCAGCAACGCCAGCGTCGATACCACCACGTACTTGGGTCGCGTCACCTATTCCGGCGTCTGGGACGGCACCTTCGGCGCTGCAACGTGGTGTAACGACCCAGCGTGGTGCCTCTGGGATTTGCTCACCAACACCCGTTACGGCGCCAGCATCCCCACCAGCAGCCTGGATCGCTACGACTTCTATGCCATCAGCCAATACTGCAACGCCCTTGTTGACGACGGCAAAAACGGATTGGAACCACGCTTCTCCTGCAATCTACTAATTAACAGCCGCGACGAGGTTTACAACGTCATCCAAGAGATGACCAGCCTGTTCCGTGGCATCGCGTATTACGGCGCCGGCTCGCTGGTGCTCCAGCAGGACAAACCGACCGACTCGCAATATCTGCTCGGACAAAGCAATGTTGTTGATGGCATTTTTGTTTACAGCGGCACATCACAAAAAGCCCGCCACAGCGTCGCAACTGTTGCTTGGCAGTCCTACGACACTCTTGGCGAAGTTGAGTACGAATACGTCGAAGATGCAGACGCCGTTTCCAAATACGGCATCATTAACAAAGACATCAAAGCCCTCGGTTGTTACAGCCAAGGTCAAGCCCACCGCGCTGGTAAGTGGGCGCTACTTAGCGAACAAAACCTGACCGAAACCGTCACGTTCTCGGTGTCAATCGACAGCGGCATCATCCTGCGCCCTGGGATGGTGATTGACGTTGCCGACCCGATGAAGGCTGGTACACGTCGCAGCGGCCGCGTCAGCTCTGCCACCACAACCACCATCACGGTTGATTCCAGCAGCAGCCTGTCCGTCAACCTGGCTAGCAACCCGCGCATTTCGGTGATCCTGCCCAGCGGCAACGTTGAACTCCGCCCAATCCAATCCATCAGCGACCGCACCATCACGGTCGGCAACCCGTTTAGCGAAGCACCCAACGCCAACGCCATCTGGCTGATCCAAACCGACGACATCGAATCCCAGCAATTCCGCGTCCTCAACGTCGCTGAATCGGACGACGGCATCTACGGCGTCACCGCCCTGCAATACAACAGCAGCATTTACAACGCGATTGAAAGCGACAACACGCTGACCGTCCGTGACATCAGCAACCTCAGCGACCCGCCCGATGCAGTCAGCAGCATTGACGGCACTGAATATCTATACCAAGACGGCCAAAGCGTTTTTTCTGGCTTCACCCTTAGCTGGATCAGCCCCAAAGATCGCGTCTCGGAGTTTCGCGTTAAATACCGCGTCGATAACGACAACTGGCAGCAGGTAAACACCACCTCGCCGTCAATCAAGATCCTCAACACGCATCCCGGAACGCTTTACGTACAAATTCAGGCGTACAACTATGTCAACAAGGGCGGTGCAATCGCCACTGATCAATTCCAGCTTGTCGGCAAAACCGCCGTTCCAGGCAATGTTCAAAACCTCAGCTTCGAGGCCATCAACGCCAACTCCGGCCGTCTGCGCTGGGACGAAACCGTAGACCTCGACGTGAAGGTTGGCGGCAAGATCCATATCCGCCACAGCAACCTGACGGATGGCAGCGCGAGCTGGAGCAACAGCGTTGACCTGATCCCCGCCAAATCCGGTAGCTCCACCGAGGCAATCATCCCGCTGGTGGAAGGCGAGGTGCTGGTCAAGTTCGAGGATGACGGCGGCCGCCAAAGCACCAGCGAAACCAGCATCATCATCGACCTGCCCGACACGCTGGCACCACTCACGCTGATCAATCGCCGCGAAGATCAAGATGCGCCACCGTTCCAGGGCACACGCACCAACACCTTCTACAGCGAGGAGTTTGACGCCCTGACGCTGGATGGCTCGGACTTGTTGGATGACGTGCCTGATGTGGATCTGCTGCCCACCTTCGACGTGATGGGTTCGGTGCAGTCTTCCGGCACCTACGACTTCGCCACCACCGTCGATTTCGGCAACACTTTCTCCATCGACTTCAGCCGCTACTTCGTCACCCGTGGTTACTACCCCAGCGATCTGATCGACAGTCGCTTAGCCGAAGTGGACGACTGGAGCGATTGGGACGGCGGTGTGATCGACGCGGTGAACGCTATCCTCGAACTCCGCAGCACCACCGACAACCCGAGCGGCACCCCGACCTGGGGCGCATTCCAGCCGTTCGTCAATGGCACCTTCCGTGGCCGTGGCTTCCAGTTCCGCACCACGCTGACCAGCAACGACGTTGCCGAAAACATCCTTGTCGATGAGCTGGGCTACCTCGCCACCGTCCAACGCCGGACCGAGCAGAGCAACGCCGCAGCGAGCGGCACCACCAACACCGCCGTGACCTTTCCCTACCCGTTCTTCACTGGGACGGCCAGCATCGGCGGTTTGAACGCCTATCTGCCCAGCGTCGGTGTGACGGCACAAAACCTGCAGGCCGGCGATTACTTCCAGATCTCCAACGTGACTGGCACCGGCTTCCAGATCAGCTTTTTCAACTCCGGCGGCAGTCCTGTTACCCGCAACTTCACATGGAGTGCAACCGGATATGGACGGGAAGGCTAGACTTCTTGTATTAGAGGACGCCTGATTCGTGGCTCAGCACGATTACGTCATAGCCAACGGCACAGGGGCGGCAGTCCGTTCAGACCTCAACGGTGCCCTTGCTGCAATCGCCACGATCAATAGTGGCGCCACTGCACCGACCACTACTTACGCCTTCCAACTCTGGGCAGATACCACCACCGGCCTGCTCAAAATCCGCAATGCCGCCAACTCGGCTTTCGTAACCGTTGGCACGCTGGCCTCCACGAACCTTGGTCTGGCATCTCTGGCTGGCGCCACGTTCACCGGCGACGTCATCCTCGGCACCACCACGGCGCTTGAACTGCCGGATGGTACAACTGGCGAGCGCCCCGGCTCCCCGGTCAACGGGATGATCCGGTACAACACCAACCTCAACCAGTTCGAGGGCTACAAAGCCAGCGCCTGGGGCGCAATCGGCGGCGGTGCAACGGGTGGATCGTCTGATGACATTTTCTACGAGAATGGCCAGACGGTGACTACCAATTACACTTTGAGCACTGGCAAAAACGCCATGTCAGCCGGACCGATTTCGATCAACTCCGGGGTGACCGTTACGGTGCCCTCGGGCGCTTCATGGGTGGTGGTGTAAGTCATGCCAATCGCAATCAACGGCTCTGGAACAATCACCGGCATCAGCGCAGGCGGGTTGCCCGATGGCGTGATCACATCAGACGATCTTGCATCTAGCGCATTTGCCACAACTGCTCAGAAGGACGGCACGCATACCACTGGCAGCATCACTAGCGGCACCACCGCGCTGACAGTTGCCTCTGGTTCGGGCATCTCAAACGGTGATTATGTGATTGGTGAAGGCATCACGCCTGGTACGACTGTTTCCTCTGGTGGTGGCACAACAAGTATCACCCTCAGCGCCAACGCAAATACGACTTTAAGCAGCGATCCTGTTTCGTTTTATACAGCGACCAAACTGCTTAGTCCCGGTCTCATTGGCGGTCAACTGTGCAAGGCGTGGGTGAACTTCAACGGCACTAGCACCGTGTCGATCCGCGCCAGCTACAACGTGAGCAGTATTACGGATAACGGGACGGGGGACTATACGGTGAACTTCACAACGGCGTTGGCGGATGCGAATTATTCCGTGGCAGCAATGGGTCAGCGTGGCGATGGCGCAGCCTTTGGCAATTACGGTTTTTTTGCTATTCAAGGCACATCTTCCAACACATTGAGCCCTACTGCCTCGTCAATCAGGCTCAATACTATGAGCTCCGCAGGCAGCGCCTTGGATTATCCAGCCGTTTTTGTCTCCATCTTCCGCTAACGCCATGAAACGAATCATCTACCAAAACGAGACCGGCGGAGTCTCCATCATCATCCCAACCGAGTCCGTTGAACTGGCTCTCAAGGATGTCCCCGAAGGCGTGCCCTACGAGATCGTGGACGAAGCCGACATCCCCAGCGACCGCTACTTCCGCAATGCGTGGGTGATGGGCGACTGCTGCGTGGAGCACGACCTCGATAAGTGCAAAGAGATCGGCCACGACCATCGCCGCCAACAACGCGCTGAAGAGTTTGCCCCCTACGACGAGGTGATCATGAAGCAGATCCCTGGTGCTGATGCCAGCGCTGCTGAGGAAGCCCGCCAGCAGATCCGCGATAAGTACGCCCTGATCCAAGACGTGATCGAAGGTGCGTCTACCCCTGACGAAATCAAGACCGCCCTGGAGGCAAACAAATGAGTATCCGTCTTAACGGCAGCACATCGGGTTACACCGAGATCGACGCTCCGGCGGTGGCTGGCTCGAACACGCTGGTGCTTCCGACTGGTAATGGGTCCAGTGGGCAGTTCCTGCAGACTAATGGCAGTGGAACGCTGAGCTGGGCAGGTGGCGGCAAGATTTTGCAGGTTGTTGATTACCGCACAGGCGCAGTAGCGACAGGAACAACAATTATTCCAACCGATAACACCATTCCGCAAAACACTGAAGGAGATCAATACCTAAGTCTGACGATTACACCGTCAAGCTCAAGCAATAAGCTTGTAATCATGGTGAACGTCCACATGTCTCACAGTGCCGCTGGCAACCAAATGGCAGCGTTATTTCAAGATTCAACTGCAAACGCCTTGGCTACTGCATGGTCTTATCAGCAAACTGGCACTGGGATGACCCAGATAAGTTTTGATCACTACATGACCGCAGGCACTACTTCATCGACCACATTTAAGGTTCGCGCAGGTGCTCAAGCGGCTGGCACCACAACAATCAACGGATCAAGTGGCGTTGCCTTCTTTAACGGCACGCTTTACTCGTCAATCACTATTGCGGAGGTGGCAGCATGACGATGAACCACTACGCCATTTATCACGCCCATCCGCAGGTCGTGACGATCAATGAGGCCGGAGCCTTTGACGCCGCTGGCAACCCTGTCCAGCTCGATCAGGCCAAGGTCGATGCGGCAGCGATCATCGTTGCTCAGGAGCAGGCACTGGCCACCGCTCAACGCAATCGCACCACCGCCTACACCACCGAAGCCGATCCGCTGTTCTTCAAGGCGCAGCGCGGTGAAGCCACCATCGAGGAGTGGCAGGCCAAGGTTGCTGAGATCCGCAGCCGCTACCCGTACCCTGCCGCCCTGGAGGTGACCCCATGAGCACGCTATCTACAACCAACCTCAAGAACCCCAGCGCCAGCGGCAACAACATCGTGCTGGCGACTGACGGTAGCGCCACGATTGCCACGCTCAGCAGCACCACAATCACCGGCACCACAATCCAAGGCACGATCAAATCTGGTACAGCTAAAGCCTATAACTGGAATGGCGTAAGTACAAACACTTTCCTTGATTTTGAGAGCATTCCGAGCTGGGTGAAGCGGGTGACGGTGATATTTAGTGGGGTGAGTACGGATGGAACATCAAACCTGCTAATTCAAATTGGGGCTGGTTCTATAACAACATCTGGATATGCCAGCAGTTCCGGTTCGATTGCCGCAGCAGCAGCGGCTTCCACTGCTGGGTTCATACAATCTCAAAATATTGCAGCAGCAAGTCTTTATTGCGGCACTAGTCAAATTTTTCTTGTCTCAGGAAATACCTATGCAAACTCAGGTTTGCTATCAACCACAACTGCAAGTTTTAACTTTATTTCCGGCGGAAACATTACCCTTTCCGGCACCCTAGATCGCGTCCGCATCACCACCGTCAACGGCACCGACACGTTCGATGCCGGTTCCATAAACATCCTTTACGAGGGCTAAACCATGCATCGCATCGTTGTTGACGTTCAAACCGGCGAGCAGGAAATCGTCGAACTGACCGCCGAAGAAATCGCGGAAATCGAATCCCGCCCCGAGCCCGAGCCCGTCCCCGAGCTGACGCCTGCTGAAAAGCTGGCCGCTAGTGGGCTTACCGTAGAAGAACTCAAACAGCTCCTCGGTCTGGACTGATGGCCATTTCCCCTGGCACTTACAACATTACGCTCCAGCGCCGGGCGGATTACAGCATCCAACTGCAGTTCAAGGACAGCACCGACACCCCGATCAACCTGACCGGCTATACCGCTGCCTCACAGGTGTGGAACCAAGACCGGACCACCAAATACGCCGATTTCACCGTCGTTTATACAAACCGCAGCACGGGAACGATTACCATTTCGCTCACCGACGAGCAAACCGCGCTGTTCCCCAATGAGGCGTATTACGACGTACTGTTGACCAACGGATCCGGCCTCAAGGAGTATTACCTAGAAGGCATTGTTTACGTGTCCGAGGGTTATACGGCATGACCACCGTCAACGTCAGCACGGTAACCAATACCGTCACGGTCACTGAAAACGGCAGCACTACTGTCGTCACAGTCCCGCAGACCTCAACGCTGACGGCGACTACGACTGGTCCTCAAGGTGCCACTGGCGCACAGGGTCCAGCCGCCACCGTTGCAGTTGGCACGGTCACAACCGGCGCTCCGGGCAGCAGCGCGACTGTCACCAATAGCGGCACAACTGGCGCCGCAATCCTCGACTTCACCATCCCCGCTGGATCCACTGGCGCGACGGGACCGCAGGGTGCAACCGGACCAGCCGGACCCACTGGTGCAACAGGTGCCACCGGAGCGCAGGGACCAAAAGGCGACACGGGGGATACCGGACCACAGGGACCACAGGGCGATCCCGGACCGACAGGCGCCACGGGCGCTACTGGTGCAACAGGCGCCACCGGAGCTACGGGTGCTACTGGTCCTGCAGGTACTGCCGCAACGATTGCCGTTGGCACGGTCACCACTGGCACGGCGGGATCGAGCGTAGTCGTCACCAATAGCGGCACCAGTTCTGCTGCTGTTTTTGACTTCACCATCCCTCGCGGTGATACGGGCGCCACTGGAGCAACAGGTGCGACGGGTCCGCAGGGTGCTACAGGTGCTACAGGTGCAACAGGTGCAACGGGCGCTGCTGGTGCAGACGGCAAGACGATCCTTAATGGCAGCGGCGCACCCTCGTCTGGCTTAGGCGTTGATGGTGACTTTTACATCGACACCACTGCCGATGAGATTTACGGACCAAAGACTGCTGGCGCGTGGGGTACGGGAACAAGCCTGATTGGCCCTCAGGGACCGACTGGAACAACAGGTGCTACAGGGCCGCAAGGACCGCAAGGCATCCAAGGTGCAACTGGAGCCACTGGTGCAACAGGTGCGACAGGTCCGCAGGGTTTGCAAGGTGATCCCGGTCCCACAGGAGCCACTGGTGCAACGGCTC